CTCGTTAGAGAACGAGGATCACTAGTCAACGCCAACGCCATCCGAGATAGCTCGAATTACGTTCCGTGTACTGGCTAGCTGTGAAAGACGATTCCGCAATGGAATCGCCTAGTGTAACCGCACCTGCGTGGTTGTGCTGCCGTGCCCTCTGGGCATAGTCGTTACGATCACGAACCGCTTCGGTAAAGTACCGAAGTAAGGGACGATAATCATTCGTTTCTTTGCGTACGGGCCGAGAACAGACCTCAAGAAGCCGATATTCCATCTTTTGCAAGTGGAAATTTCGTCTTTTCTTAATCTGTTGACGGGACACAGTCTGACCACGAAGTCGTAGACCTGGAACATCCAGATCAGAACCAGGTACTATCGGATAAATATCCTTTAGTAACCCTACGATATAATCGTAAACGTGAAACAGACGTCTATCCCAACACGAGTTACAGAACTCAATGTAAGAGGAATAGATGCTAGGACTCGGAGTTGATGACCAGACGGTCTTTAAACGGACCGGTGTGACATTTACGCCTAAGAAGGCGTCCATGCCACAAGACTCTTTAAAAGAGCCACTGATGCAACTCTTAGAACGGTTTATCTCTAAACCGTAATAAGTAAGTTGTTCGATCGCATGCTGGGAAAAATCCCTTTTTACGATCACGTCATCTCCATACACTAAGATGCTCTTCTGAGCATCCTTGTCCGGTGCCGATGCCCATAGTAACGCATAACAAGTTAACGCAAGGACGGGGAAGCATAAAGCTGACCCCATCGGAGCGTGCTTGCCAAGCGGAACTACGGTGCCATCAGGCAGCCGCGTACTCTGGCTCCTGACTGCTTCCAATACCCCAAGAAGGGGTTCAGGGAAGATCAGGCGAATAAGACCAAGAGATATCCTATCTGAGGCCTCAGCGAGGTCTAGAGTGGATAACGAATTGTCGATACTGCCTTGTAAAGCAGCTTGACGATTCGGTTCTTGGTCTGTGAAGTTGACACGGCCCTTAGTTAAAGGGTGACGTTCAACGTGCCTCACAAGGGCTCGGCTAACACCCTGCTGAATCCACTGTAGGTACAGTGGTTCAGCTGAGATAAGTCGAGGACCCCGAGAGTCTTTCGGTACAAGTATTACCTGTGCCGGAGACTCGATACTAGTAGTTGCCAAAAACTTTGGCAATTCATTACTCACATGACCCAAGTTAGTATAAAAATACTGATCCAAGGGAAAGTGTGCAAGCACCCTGTCCGGTACATTCCTAAAAACGTATTTGTTCCAGAGTTTCTCTTTAGTAGAGACAACTCCAGGACCATGCGCTGGAATGATATCATAAGGGTCGAACTTGCCTAGAACTTTCGAAAGGAATGTTCTAGCTCTTCGTAATACGCACGTCTGATAGACACCGATATGATTCGATGTCCAATCGGGACGGCGTTCGAGTTCGTCAAGCATCATAGCTAAACGAATGTTCTGCACACCAACCTCGCGTTCGGTAAGTAGGAACTTATCGATCACGGATTGGGTTTGGTCACTAGAGTATGGGAGCTTGTATTTGTACAATACATAACACAATGCTCTCACGCTGCGGACGTAGTCTGCACAAGGACTGGGAAGTACCTTGCCGGAATCGTCAGTCAGTTTGTCCAGAAGTTCCGATAGAATCGGAACTTCTGATAAGAACGGAAAATCCGTTCGAATGAGACGATCTGAACTGCCGGCCAAGAGCAAATCAAAGCTCTTGCCGATTCTGGGAAGCTCTTTCGTGAGAAAGAGCACAATACTCCCTGCGGTACTATATCGCTCGACTGTGTCGAGTGATGTTTGTAACGCTAGAGGTGTGTAAACCTCACCGTGCAACATATGCATGTCGCAAAGTAAGTTGGCGATGACCCTAACGGGTACATCTGCATCTTTTGTGATCATAAGATTACAGTAATGCACAACTCATTTACGATAACAAACGACAACCAGAAGAAAGGGGAGGAGTGCCTTGCGGCACCCCTCCTTGAAGTAACACTTCTATTCGAGCAATAAGGGTGACAAATCCTTACTGCTTTACCGGAAGTGTTATAGGCATATTCGGCGTGACGGTTTGACCGTCATAAGCCGAAGGACGCCCACTCTGGGAGGTCACGCAACCAACGACAAAGATTGCTATTACGGCAATCAGAGTAACTGTTAAGAAACAGTATTGAGTACGATTGATTAACTTTTTCATTAGGTTAATAATTTTACACATTTCTGCAGAGCCACCAAGACGAGCTTAAGAACCCATTTTAAAAGGTTCCGAGGCACAATCTTAGATGGTTTCACAGACTCTCGTTGATTAATGCATTAGCACCATTGCCACTACCGTCGAGTAATACCGTCGTTGCTGCACCAGTCGTGGCGCAGAACGATAGTATCATCGCGATAGCGTCCTTGAGTCCGTTATAGTCGTCGGCCAACCCCAACGGGTGGACAACGCTTAAACGGGCAATAGACGTTACCTTTTCGCCGTCAGAGTTCTCATTTGTAATGAGAGCTTCGACGACAGAACGGCGTGTGGCTTTAGTGCCAGTGCCGCTTGTTTCATGTTTTATGGACAAGCGAACCGGGAGCCCGGCAGTCTCATTGAGCTTTTTAAACTCAGTGATCTGACCAGGTCCGGTTGACCGGCGTTCGAGTTCAATCTCGACGCCAGCGCGATCCTTTACTTCGTTTGTATTTAGTGTGTTGTTTAACATATTAGCCAATTCGATTGGCAAAGCCATGCTTAACCGCATGGTAGTGTGTTAGATGACTTTATCTCGCGCC